GAATCTGATTCTCCCTTCCAAATTTCTATTTTATCTCCCTGTGATGAATCAAGTTCGTATATGTTTCTATGTTGTAAGAACAATGGAGTACCCCATCCGAATGTATATAGCAAAGGCAAGTCGTGAACTTCTCTTGTAATCTTCTTAGTTTTCCAAGTATGACCTACCCTTCTGTCAAATTCTTCCTCTTTTCTTGCAATAATCTTACGAACCATCTCTTTGTTTGGAGTGGTTGTGGAAGTGATAGGCACTCTTAAAAAGTCAATAATATCATTAACTGAACAGTAAGTTGTGGTTGTTACCATAAGAGTTATAAAGTTTACTTTGTATTTAAAGATTCTATTTGAATACTACTAAATATCTTGCAGTTGTACCTGTAACTTCTGCAAATATACCGTCTTCAAATCTTCTCATAATGTCCTGTATGTTTTGAATTCCTTCACCATATACTGTAAATTCTGCTGGATCTGAGTTAGCATCTCCATTATGAAATACTACTTTGTCTCCACTTGCACCTGCTTTTACAACATGTACTGAAACAATTACACCATGACCTGCTTTTACTGCACCATCGGCAGTTATATCTTTTACATTATGATTGCTATAAGTCATAATAATTGATATTATCGGTCATATATAAACATTATTAGTAAAAGAGAAAAAAATTGACTAGATCTTAGTCTAGAAACCGATTACTCTAATACGAATAGTCATTGAATTGACTGCTGTATCTGAAGCATCTAATTCCTCAAGGGCTACAACTGTTGCTGTAGAGCTTGTTGGAGTGTGACCAAAGGCTTTAATTTTCCCTGTTGCTGCTGCACCTGCTGCTGCTGGTGCATATTGTAAAAGTAGTCCTTTGTTACAATGGAGTATTTCTGCTCCAATAACAGTACTAATTCTACCACCAAGGGATAGATCGACAGTATTACCATTAGTAGCGTATGTGTCAGAACCACCGTATGTTACGTCAACAATGGTGGATTTCAACTTTGATGTAAGTTCGCTTTGAATGGATAGTGTCTTTCCTGTAAGACTTTTATGGTCGGCATTTTGTGCTATTGTGATTGCCATGAATTATATAAAAACCACTAATATATAAAGTTAAACAAAAAATAAAAAGAGAAAAAAAGGGTTATTCCCCGTTTCTAATTTGGTTTTGTACAAATATATTGCTTTCAAGCATTTTTTGTACTATTGGCTCTGCTAATTTCTCAGCATTATTCCAATCTTCAACAGTTGCATACTTGTTACCATATTGATCCATGAAATCATGATATTTGTCTAATGATTCACTTTGATAACCAATCTTTCCATCAGTTCCAAATCTCTGAATATTTTCAGCTTTGATTTGTTCCATAGTTTTTCCATCATACAACACTTCACAACCGAATTGTGCTTTGTGTGTATCTGGGAATTGATTATTGTCACAAATTGCTGATCTGTCTATATCAGTTGTTGTACTTGTGAAATGACCAAATGGTACTGCTTGAACATCATCTGTGTAAATATCCATCAAACTGAATTGATGATCATCTTCACCTGTAGGCATATTAGAATATCCTTCACCAACTACCCATTTTAATGCGTGTTGTGCTTTACATTCCTCTATTGCTCTTACAATTTTGCCAAGTTCTCCGTCATATTTGACATTGTTTACACTCCATAGATTGAACTCTGAAATCTCAAACTCTCTTGCTCCTTGAAATGGTGCTGTTTGCTTATCCATTCCTTGTTGACAAGTATCAAGTTCTTTCAATAAGTTCATCAATACACTATCAGTTGCAGTTGCAGTTCCTTTATAGAGTTTATTTTCTAACTCTATAATTTTCAACTCATTAGGTGTAAGAATTGCTTTCTCTGTTTCTATTTCAGCAAGTGCTTCTTCTTGAAGTCTTTTTAGTTCTTCATTATAGACTGTTTCATCTAAAATGTCTTTGAACTCTTTCAAGTCTTCAATAGTGAATTTTTCTTGAACTCCTTGCCAAGTACAATGATATTCTATTGATAACTCGTCAAACCAACATGAGTGACCATGTGAATCAAACGGTACTTCTACTGTTGAAGTCTCTGCATATACTGTACTAGTTATTCCTACAGATAGTAGGGCTAATAGTACTAATATCTTCTTCGTCATTACAAACAACCGTGTGGCGAGGATATATATGTGTATCTAAAAAAATAAAAAAATTGGTTTTGGTTTGACTAGAGTTTAATGTCTCTAATTTTACCTTGTGATTTGAAATGGCGACAAACTGTCTCACCCATTGTTCTGAACACACCTTTCTCAACGAAAGCGTTGTTCACGAATGGATAACCAGCAGATCTTCTAGTTGCTTCGTAATACTCGGTTGGTATAGCCACTTGAATTCCAATTCTTGGATAACCATAACCTTCTGCATCAGATGTATCTAATGCAAATAGTCTTCCAATTTCAGAACCACCACCAGATGGGGCATCCTTTGTTGGAATGAATGGTACTCCGTAAATAGAGTCGACATGAATACCAGTACCCGTACCTTTAAAGGTTTGAATACCGTTTACGTCTATCTGGACTAATTGCTCACCGTATGGGTTTGCAATACGGACACTTGGCATGTATAAGCCTTGTATCTCAGAATAGACTTCATGGGAGCCTAGGAATACATTTGGATCTTTACCTGCTGCGATTCTAATCTTTCGTAAGAAAGTTCTTAGAACATCGTCAGTCAATACACCGTCAGTACCGATAGTACCAGAAGCAGATTCTACTGTACAGTCAAATTCTCCACCGTTTCCATCTCTGTCAACGGTTGCATCTGCAGCCCAGCAGTCATAAAAACCACTGTGTGAACCACCTAGTGCATCTTCCTCTGCATCACTTGATACGATTCTATCAAGGGATTCAAAGTCTTTTGTACCAGTATGTGCTCCACTACTTGCTGCTGCATCGCTTTCAACATCTGCTAAAAGCATTCTATTAATGAACTCTTTGTGTTGAACTGCCATATACAAACGAAGTGAACCAAGTCCACCCCAAATGTCGTCTTTACTGTGTGTTGACAACCATTCCATTACCTCTGATGCAGAGAAAGGAAGTTGTGCAGTCTTTGGCTTAACGTCAAGTTCTGCTACGGTTGGTTTTACAGTTTCAGCAATTAATCCACCTTCGCTGGTACCACCTAAGGCAGTATTTGCGTTGTTGGTATTAAGTGTTGGTTTTGCAGTTATAACCCTCCATCCAGATTTGTCCCAAGGGTATTTTGGGAGAATTCCGAATGCGTTTGCTTCAAGATTCAGTTGAGCCCATGCATAAGCACCAAAGATGGCGTTAAACATACCAGCAGTACTGGTTGTTGAAGGGGCATCAGCTTTTCTAAGAAGGTTACGATTGTGTCCATAATATTGTGCCTCAAGCTCATCGATTGTTCTGATTTGAGTCATTTTAGTATGTTCCTACTTCGTCAGGTGTTGGAGTATAATATTTTCCAGCTAGAATATTTCTTGCTACTACGCTTAGATTTCCACCTTCTCTTGCATCTTTCAAAACAAATGACATATCTGTTTCAGCAGATTTGTTGATTGTCTCGATTGCTGCATTAGGTCTTGGAGTCTCGGTAGTAAAGTCGAAATTAGATTTCTCTTGCATTTTCAATCCAGATGGATCGGTTTCAGGTTTGTCTTCAGCATGTTTATCGTCGTCTAAGCCTGCTTGCACAGAGTTAGCTTGATAAGTATCTGGGACTGTAACCTTTGCACCAACATCTTCACTTGCTGAAGTTTGTGGCTTCAACGGTAAGTCAGTTGGGGTTTCCAATGCTTTCAATCTATCATCAATACCTACTAATGTAGAACTAACGTCTTTTTGAGTTTCTGCGAGGGACTTTATAACGTCAGTTAGTGTACTGATGTTGGATTTGATTGCTTCTTGGAAGTCAGATTTTTCAATTTCGTCTTTTGAGTCGTCGTCAGATGATTTCTCATCTTTTTCGTCTTTGTATTCTTTGTCAGATTTGTTATCTTCCATATCCTTATCAGAATCTTCATTCTCCGAGTTTATATAGTTTTCGCTATTTTTATATGTGTCGTCTTTTGTTGATCCTTGACCACCAGCCTGTTGATTTCCATCTTCTGTTTGATAGCCTGATTTTTTCTTATCATCATCTTCCTCTTTTTCTTCTTCCTTATCCTCTTTTACCTCTGTAACTTGTGCTGATTCATTATTAGTTTGATACTCTTTACCACTATGTCTAATGTCACTTCCATTCTGTTGAAAATCTGCCTTTTCTTTTTCTTCTGCCTTAATTTCTACATCATCATCATCGTCTACTGGACTTGATTCCCTGTTTGATGATTTTTCAGGTGAAACATTTTGATTATATGCTCCATGTTTGTCACCATCTGCGTTTGAAAAGTCCTCACCTTTTTTCTTTTCTTCACCGTTATCATTATCATCATTCTTCCATTCGTCTAAAACCTCAACTTCAGTATTATTATCATCTTCATCTTCTACTTTTATTAATGAGTCTTTGTTTACAGTACAGCCAAATTTATCACATTTGATTACCATTTTACCGTCTTCTCGTCTTTCAACATTGTCAGTAATTGCCTTTGCAAGTGGATTATAATCGGTAATTAGAGCCAATGGAACTGCTGGATCTTTACAAACAGCAACCTCATAATGCTCTAATGATTTTAATTCATATGCAACACTACCGTCTTTCATGACTTTTGGTGTTCTGTTTGCCTTTGTAGCACCACCAAATGACAGTCCTTTGTACTCTCCTGATTTAATTTTATCCCAGATTTCATTGTCTAAATGATAGTCTTTGTGTATCTTACCTGTAATTTTAATTGCTGGATATTCTATTCCTTCTGCATTTTTATAAATTGTTTTAGCATAACTGATACCTTTACCTATAATTCTGTTGGAATGAGTATCACTAATTGGTGCTCCTCTGTCCATCCATATTGGAAGAACCTTGATCAATTCGTCAACGATTGTGATCTCTCCCTGCTTGTCTTTGACCTGAACAGTAAGATAGCCTTCAAAGAATCTTTGAGCACCGTCAATAGGATGTAAT